AATCAACATGTTTGTCATTAAAAGTGAACCATATTTGCTCGGTGCCCTATCTGAGACAAATGAATCAGTTGGTTCGGCGTTTTGTGCTGATATACGAAGAGCTGCGAAATTGCTCGTGCTTGGGTATGTCGGATTAAAGTGTGTCAATTACATACGTGACATCCGCAAACGCAATCGTGCCTTTACGACAATTGGGCCGTTTGGCACGGCTTTTACAAACAGAGGTTCAATGAGTGTTCAGAGATTCTTTATAGACCTGACCAGAAAGAAGTTGAAAGCTACTTGGTATCCAGGAGATTCGTTACTGGATTATGTCCCCCCTCGAGCCCAGGACAATGGACATAAGATATCAGGCGAAATCAGGGATGCTGCGCGATCTATGATCTATAGCGCTATAACCGCGAGCGGCAGGAAAAGCCATGAGATAGCGCCCGCTGAAATCACTAGACCAGATTCAGTGGAACATAGACATTATGCCCCTTCGGACTTACATCGAGGCAGCTCTTCGGAGTTCCCTCCCGAGGAAAGTGTTGTGGTCATGATCGACGTTGACCATTTTGTGGAAGATTGGAGCTACGTGCTTGGCGGTGGAAACACTGTTGTTATGCACGGCTTCAACCCTATCCAAGTCAGCGGCGAGGATGGTGATAGCAACTTCAGAATAAAGGGAGATTACGTGCAGTATAGAGTTGGCGGAGGTGGACTATGGGAACATAAGATTTGGAACTGGTGTGCAGCCGGGGAATTTGTAGAGAATGTTTCCCACAATACGTGGGCGACGTGGCTTGCAGGATTCTTTGGCATTTCCAAACGTTATGTGCATAAAGTTCACCACGCTAGGCCATGGGCGGCATGTCCGAACAGAGTCCTTGTTTGGTTGATCCCTCAGTATTCGTACTGGCGGATCGACTGGATAGACTGTGACATCAATGTTCGACAGTTGGAGAGAGTTAAATATCAAAACCCCCATCGCCCAGGTTGGAACCATCTTGTCTACGAAGAAAATGGAGAAAGGATGATTAGTGTAGGTAGAGAAGGCGAAGACGCGTCTGTTTCCATTCCAAAACGCGTGATGGATGTAGTCCTTGGCTGTTCATCGAGCCAAGCCGTTACTTCCTACCTCATAAACGAGAAAATCCTTAACCCCATGGTAACAAGGATGATTGGCCAATACTACAACGGGAAAACTGTTGTGCCACAAGAACCTGAACGAATAGAAAGACCCATTGAACTACAAAGAGTCCACTGGCCTAGCTCTTGCGAGGCGGACATGGTGGAAGTTTCAGCCCGGGAGTATTCCTCCCCCCTTATCAGCAATGCTAATTTGATGCCCCAGAAGAAGAGATGGGAAGCCCTTGGCGATTCTCTGGAAGCTAGAGTGCATTTGGTCCGGAATACGAAGAAACCAAATGCTAGAATCCAGGGTTACGCTAATGAATTCGTCAAATTAGTTGTCCCCATTGTTGGGGAAGGAATACCCTTCGATCTAGATACTACGGCTGAAATGCTGGACAAGCCCTCACAGAAAATATTCATGAAACAAGTATGGGAGTCGATGGACTCCAGGGAAAGAAGACTCATCGAAGGATTCCTGAAGAATGAGCCGACTAATAAGGCTGGACGGATCATTTCGTCCTTCGCAGACTTTTCTTTTATCTGGAAGTTTTCTTGTTTTACGTTAGCCTTTAGGAATGCAGTTCTGCATTCTGAAGAGAACTCTGGGTGGTTTTGTCCTGGCTTAACTCCACGCCAGATCGCTGACAAAGTCGTCGAATATGTTGGGACGGTTGAAGAACCCTGTGAAGGGGACTTCAGCAACTTTGACGGCTTAGTGAGCGATTATCTGCAAAGACATGTCATTAA